CAAGTGCTGAGACTGTCTGGAATGCCATCTATACAGTTATAAGCACAATTCTGGAAATTTTAGGCCCACTCATTCAAGCTGGTTGGGATAATATCCAACTTGTCATTACAACAGCTTGGGAAATCATCAAGACCGTTGTTGAGACTGCAATAAACGTTGTCCTTGGTATCATTCAAGCAGTTATGCAAATTATTACTGGTGACTGGTCAGGGGCTTGGGAAAGCATCAAGGGAGTATTCTCTACTGTATGGCAAGGAATCCAAAGCGTGGCTCAAACCATCTTTTCAGCGATACAGTCATTTATATCAAATACTTTGAATGCCATTTCAAGCACAGTATCAAGCGTATGGAATGGAATTTCAGGAACAGTTTCAAACGTACTAAATGGTATTTCTAGTACAGTATCAAGCGTATGGAACGGGATTAAAAATTCTATTGGTAGTGCTATCAACGGGGCGAAAGACCTCGTCAGTACAGCTATCAACGCCATCAAAGGATTATTTAACTTCAGCATTAGTTGGCCACACATTCCTCTACCCCATTTTTCTGTAAGTGGTTCAGCCAATCCACTAGACTGGATAAGTCAAGGTGTGCCAAGCGTCAGCATTGAATGGTATGCCAAAGGTGGTATCATGACGAAGCCGACAATATTCGGAATGAATGGCAATAATCTTATGGTTGGTGGTGAAGCTGGAAATGAGGCGGTATTGCCACTCAATGATAAAACACTTGGTGCAATCGGTCGAGGTATTGCTCAGACAATGGGTGGAACTTCACCGACCATCAACATTACTATTACTGGTAACACTGTCAGAGAAGAATCAGACATCAGTCGGATTGCTGATGAGGTAGCTCAGCGGATTGCTGACGAATTGCAACGGAAGACACAATTGAGAGGAGGGTTTACATGATAAAACATAATGAGCTTGTGATTGACGGTGTGAGAACATCGTCTTTTCCCTTTAAGGTCATTGTCCATGATTCTCCCTCAATCGCTCTAGGAGACAGTAAGACAGCTCTTTTGGAGCATGGTGGTATCAGTGGAGCAATCATTCAGACAAACAAGCATAGGGAACCGATCAAGAAAACTTATACGATTTACTTGGTCAAACCTACCGAAGAACAGATGAACCAATTTATGAGTTTGTTTATCCGTGAGAAGTTTTGGCTAGAGAGTGAGCGAGTCAAAACAACTCGTCTTTGGTGTTATAAGGTCAATGTAAGTGACCTTGAAGAAGTGAAACCTGGTCTTTACATGACCAAGGCAACCTTCACTTGCCACCCTACCAAATACTTCAAAACCACTGACACACAGAGGTTGACAAGAAGTGGGACCTTGACCGTTCAAGGTTCTGCTCTTGCATTTCCTAAAATCACAATCGTTGGTCAGAGTGCTACTGAGACTTCGTTTACAATCGCTGGTCAGGTCATCCGTCTTGAACGACTCACTGAGTCGCTTGTGATGGTCAACAATCCTGACAATCCTAGCTTTAAAACGGCAACGGGGAAGCCAGTCAAATGGTCAGGGGATTTTATCACAGTAGACCCAGCGAAAGTGAAGAATGTTGGGGTTGTTCTAGGTCCAGGTATTCAATCGCTTGAAATAGAAACGGTTTGGGGGTGGGCATAATTGCTTTATCTACTTAATAAAGATGTGAGACCCGTTCGATGGAACGGGGAGCCACTTCATGAAGCGACTTCGGCGATTGTTAAAGAGACCATGAATGGTGATTTCACCTTAACTGTGAAATATCCTATTTCTGACTCTGGTATCTATCAGCTCATCCAAGAAGATATGCTGATAAAGGCTCCGACTCCTGTTCTTGGTGCGCAGCTATTTCGTATCAAGAAACCCGTTGAACACAATGACCATCTGGAAATCACAGCCTATCATATCTCAGACGATGTGATGAAACGTTCTATCACACCAGTTAGCGTGACTAGTCAGAGTTGTGGCATGGCTCTTTCTCGCATGGTCCAAAATACAAAAACTGCTTTGGGAGATTTTTCTTTCAGTAGCGATATCCAGGATCGTAGGACCTTCAACACAACTGAAACAGAAACTCTGTACTCTGTATTGCTGGACGGTAAGCACAGTATAGTTGGTACATGGGAAGGCGAGCTGGTTCGTGATAACTTTGCGATGACTGTCAAAAAGAGTCGTGGTGAGAATCGTGGTGTTGTTATCACGACACACAAGAATCTTAAAGACTACCAACGCACAAAAAACAGTCAGAATGTTGTCACAAGAATCCATGCCAAATCAACTTTTAAGCCCGAAGGCGCTGACAAGGAAACTACTATCAGAGTGACTGTTGATAGTCCTCTTATCAACTCTTATCCTTATATCAATGAAAAAGAGTATGAGAACAACAATGCCAAGACCATTGAAGAATTGCAGAAGTGGGCACAGGCTAAGTTTTCAAATGAGGGCATTGACAAGGTCTCTGACGCTATCAAGATTGAAGCTTATGAACTTGATGGTCAAGTGGTCCATATGGGTGATACGGTCAATCTCAAGAGCTTGAAACATAATGTTGATGTATTCAAGGAAGCTATTGCTTATGAGTTCGATGCCTTAAAAGAAGAATACATCTCTCTGACTTTCGATGATAAGGCAGGAACTGGTGGTTCTAGAGCTTCTGGTGGTTTATCTAGCGCAGCTGATGCAATCCTTGGTGTGACAGGAACCGCACAAGAAATCGCCCTTGAAAAGGCTCTTCAAAATGCTGACTTAGACTTTGATCATAAGGCAGGACTACTTAGACAGGAAATTTTGGATGGTATCGAACTTGCCAAAGCCAGAGCCGAAGAGGTCAAGAAAAGTCTGACAGAGACAATCGACCAGCGCTTTCGTGATTTCGACAGCACTGGTTTGAACGAAATCAAACAAAAGGCTGATGAAGCTTTGAAAAACGCTGGCGCAGGTAGCTTACTCGCTCAAGAGGCGAAACAAATCAGTGAGCAGGCAAGACAGCAAATGGATTCAAAATTCGCTGAGTACAAGCAATCAGTAGATGGTCGATTCACAAGTTTATCTTCTCGACTCGATGGCAAAGCGAATCTTATTGACTTTCAGCGAGTTCAAGAGACAAGCCAGCTCTATGAGCTAATTTTAGGCACTACTGAAAATGGGATTGCTGATAAGGTTGCTCGCATGGCTATGACAAGTCAGCTGTTTCAAGTTGAGGTGGCTAAAAATGTTGGAGATAGCCGAAATTATGTCAGAAACGCTGATTTTAGGGATGGTTCTAAAAATTGGAGAGAAACGAACGTTTCAGGCTTGAATTTTAATTATGAACATTCATCACAAAATCGAACTAAATCGGGCGTGCATATTTATGGTACATCTATAAATGCTCGTTATTTTGGATTGCAACAGACATTCAAAATCGAACTAAAAAAATCCGATAAAATCACTCTTTCTTTTTTGGTTTCAAAAGATGGATACAATACTTTTTCTGGTGTTGACGTCGGATTACATTATAGGAAAGATGGTGCAATAAAATCACAGGCGTGGAAGAGCATTCCAAATAGCGACATAACTGCATCCGCTTATAAAAAACTTAATTTTAATTATGAGTTACCAGTTGATGTTGACGAAATTAATTTGATGTTCTACGGACAACAAGGCAAGTCAATCAACCTTTACATTTCAGAGATAAAACTTGAAACTGGAAGCAACGCGACACTATTTACTTTAGCCCCTGAAGACACTGACGAAGCTGTCCGTACTGTTCAAAATCAGCTTGCTGGCTCGTGGGCAATCCAAAATCTGACAAATGCAGGTTCAATCGTTTCGCAAATTAATGCGACTAGCAATCAAATCCTGATTGAGGCAGAAAAGATTCGATTAAAAGGCAAGACCTTACTCGATGAACTAACAGCTATTGATGGATATTTCAAACGCTTATTTGTGGGCGAGGGCAACTTTGCCAAGCTGAATGCTGAGATTATCGGAACGAATACTATCACAGCTGACAAGCTGGTCATGGATATTGCTATGGCCAGACGATTCGTCTCGAGCGATATCTTCACAGACACGCTTGCTGCTAAAGAAGCCTTCATCAACAAATTAAGGTCAGTTGTAGTATCTGCGACCTTGCTAGAAGGTTATAAAGGAAAAATTGGCGGATTTCAGATCGGTACGCATGATAAGGATCCAAAAGCATACTGGTTAACAGGACAGAATCAATTCGAAGTTGGTATGAGTAATGGTAATGGTAACGGATTCCAAACAGCTCTTTGGGTGAATTGGGGCAACGACTGGGACAAACCTGGAATCGGAGCTTGGTTCGTTAAAAATTCAGGAGAAATGTACTGCTACAGACCGGCTCATTTCTGGAACACACCTGTTATTCATGGAAATTTGGAAGTAACAGGTGACATTCTTTATTACAATAAAGATGGCAGCGGAGTTTCTGTTGCTGGAAAATGGATGTATTCTTCTGAATATACAAAAATTGAAAGATCAAATGGGTATCTTTATCTTTATAGAGGATCTAATGGATACAACTGGATTCCTCTTAACAAAGAAATCTCAGACCGTCGCTACAAGTCAAATATCAAAGCTAGTACAGTCTCAGGTCTTGATGTAATCGAAAACTTGAAAACATATAGTTATCGTAAAGAATACGATGGAAAAATAGAGGATATATCTTGCGGTATCATGGCGCAAGATGTCCAAAAATATGTTCCTGAAGCCTTCTTTGAAAATCCTGACGGCGCATACTCGTATCGAACATTTGAATTGGTGCCTTACTTAATCAAGGCCATTCAAGAACTAAATCAAAAAATAGAAAAATTGGAGAAAACAGCATGAAAGAACAACAAATCAGCAGTCTAACGATTAATTCGCTTGGTGAAAAGGTCGGCAAAGAGGCTACTCAATCATCTATGTTAGAAGCTCTCTATACAGTAACTGCAATGGAACTTGAGCAGATGAAGCAGGTCATTGACTCTGACGAAGAACTCAAAGCGAAATTTGAAGAAGTGAAAGGACAAATGACAAATGGAAATTAATGGTTATAAATTAGCAACCACCCCATACCTTCGTGGTTCAGGTGATAATGTCCGGACACTGGTTGAAATCCGTTTAGAAGAAGGGACTCGTTATAGTTCTAACGCTCGTGAGCTCGCAGGAGACCGCACGTCTGAACAAGAGGACGTTTTGATTCAAGCTGTGCTGGATATCTTAAAAGCTGAGCTAGATCCAGGGAGCGCCATTGTCAAAACACAGGCACAGCTTGAACAGGCCAATCAGAAGATTGCGCAAAACGAGAGTGAACAGAACAAGCTTGCAACTCTCATTAAGCAGACTGAAGAAAATGCAAAAGCGAACCAGAAGGTCATCCATGTTCTTGTTTTGAATTCTGTCATGAGCAAGAACATCGAGTACGGTACGACCTACAAAGAGTTGGTTGAGTTAATTCAACCGGCCGAGATTGGGAAGACCTACTTACCACATGACCTGATTACCATTGAAGACCCTGAGCACGTTGAAGTGAATGGCGAAGGCAAGCGCATCCTAGTGCAGCTTAATAAAGAATTCACATACAACGGCGAGCCTGTCAGCGCATTTGTGACAAATGGTATTTTGGAACAAAACGGAACTGGTGTCGCTTGGAAATTTGAAGGGAAAGAATAGGAGAAATATATGAAAATCGAATTGTTTAACTTTTTTAGAAGTCTAATCCAAACAGAAGATGGTTTGGTATTGTACGCTCTAAGCTTAATTGTGATTCTAGAGATCGTAGATTTTGCATCAGGGACGTTCGCAGCGATTGCAAATCCAGAAATTGAATACAAGAGCAAGATTGGCATTAACGGTCTGATTCGAAAGATTCTTGGTGTTCTCTTGTTGATGGTATTGATTCCGATGTCTGTCTTGCTACCTGAGAAGACAGGCTTCGCATTCTTGTACTCGATCTATCTCGGGTATTTGCTTTTTACTTTCCAATCGCTCATTGAAAATTACCGTAAGTTGAAAGGGAACGTGACTATCTTCCAGCCTATCATTAAGGCATTTGAGCGCTTATCTGGCGACAAAAACGACAAGAACGAAGGAGAACAATAATGGACATCGATACAAGTAGACTAAGAACTGACCTTCCACAAGTCGGAGAACAACCGTATAGACAAATTCATGCACATTCAACAGGAAATCCAAATTCAACTGCCCAAAATGAAGCAGACTATCATATGCGTCGACCTGTTGATTCAGGATTTTTCTCGCACGTTGTCGGGAATGGTCGTGTGATGCAGACCTGGTATACAGACATGGGAGCCTATGACGTAGGAGGTGGCTGGAACGTAGAGGGTTATGGCCAAGTTGAATTGATTGAGAGTCATGAAACCAAGGAAGAGTTCATGCGTGACTATAAGCTCTATGTTGAGCTTCTGCGAAACCTTGCTGATGAAGCAGGGATTCCAAAAACACTGGACTCTGACAGTCTAGCAGGAATCAAAACACATCAGTATTGTACATACAATCAACCTCGAAATTATTCTGACCACGTTGACCCGTATCCTTATCTTGCTAAATGGGGTATCAGTCGTGAGCAATTCAAGAATGATATTGAAGGAGGTATCTCTACTGAATCTGGTTGGCGCCAAAATGCTTCCGGCTGGTGGTGGGAGGAGTCGGATGGCTCTTATCCAAAAAATACCTGGAAACAAATCAATGGAGAGTGGTTCCGATTTGATAATAGTGGCTATTGCTTAATTAACCGTTGGTTCTTTGATGAAAAAGACTGGTTCTATCTCGATAAACGTGGAGCAATGGTCACAGGCTGGATGTTCCTCAACCATCGCTGGTATTTCTTCAAATCAGATGGCCGCATGGCTACTGGCTGGGTTAAATATCGTGAAACATGGTATTTCATGGAAGAAAAAGACGGGTACATGCTTTCTAAGCAATTTGTTAAGTCAGGTGATGGCTGGTATTATTTGAAGGCAAACGGTGAACTTCACACAGAGCCAGCCTTCAAAACCGAACCAGATGGCCTTATCACAGTAGTTGATAAAGAAAAAGAAGAAAAATAAAAACAGAAA